GAAGAAATGAAACCGCGCTATATTGCGGCCGAATCATGGCCTAGTGATGCAATAGAAGTCACGCAGGATATTTATGACCAATACACCAATGCAGCCCCAACAGGGAAAGAAATAGGTGTTGATAACGCCCAGCCTTGTTGGGTCGATATTCAAGCGCCAGCGCTAACCCCCGACCAACTAGCGGCAAAAGCTCGCGCCCATCGTGATGATTTTATTATGGCGACTGACCCCATGATGGTCAGTGATTATTCCATTAACGACACTCTGCTGACCAAGGCAGAGCGCACCGAATTAACCACTACCCGCGCGGCCTATCGCGCATGGCCGACGCTGGAAAACTGGCCGCTGATTGAGCTGCCCGACCTGCCGCAATGGCTATTGGTGGAAGCGGTCAATCAGGGCTATCAGGTGCCAGTCTGGCCGCCGCTCGCTGTTTAGCTATTCAACTTGGCCCCGATTGTGGGGCTTTTTCGTTGTACCAGCCACCACACATCCCCTATCAGATGCCCCTCGCACAGTAAGCCGTCAACATACTCTCACCCTCAACCAACAGAGAGTTAATCCATGAGTGATTATCATCACGGCGCGCGCGTCCTCGAAATTAACGACGGCACCCGCGTCATTTCCACTGTGTCCACTGCCATTGTCGGCATGGTCTGCACCGGCGAGGATGCCGACGCGGCAACATTCCCCCTCAACACCCCGGTACTGATTACCAATGTGTTAGCCGCCGCCGGTAAGGCCGGTAAAAAAGGCACACTGGCCGCGTCATTGCTAGCTATCGCAGAACAGTCCCGCCCAGTGACCATTGTTGTTCGTGTCGCTACCGGTAAAGATGAGGCCGAAACCACGTCTAATATTATCGGCGGCGCTGACGAGAACGGCCGCTACACCGGCATGAAAGCGTTATTAGATGCGCAATCAGTCACCGGTGTGCGCCCGCGCATTCTCGGTGTGCCGGGGCTGGATAATCTGGCGGTATCGACGGCGCTGGCGGATATTTGTCAGAAGCTGCGCGCCTTTGGTTATATCAGCGCCTATGGCTGCAAAACCCTTTCTGAAGCCATTTTGTACCGCGACAATTTCAGCCAGCGTGAGCTGATGCTAATTTGGCCGGACTTTTTGAGCTGGAACACCACCGCCAACAGCACCGATATTGCTTATGCGACTGCCCGCGCGCTGGGTCTGCGCGCCAAGATTGACCAAGAAACGGGCTGGCATAAAACCCTGTCTAACGTCGGGGTGAATGGCGTGACCGGTATCTCTGCCAGCGTTTACTGGGATTTGCAAACTGTTGGCACAGACGCCGACCTGCTTAACCAAGCCTGCGTCACCACGCTCATCCGTAAAGACGGCTTCAAGTTTTGGGGTTCGCGTACCTGCTCTGATGATCCGTTATTTGCTTTCGAGAACTACACCCGCACCGCCCAAATTCTGGCTGACACCATGGCCGAGGCGCAATTGTGGGCGATTGACCGCCCGATGCACCCGACGCTGGTTAAAGACATGATTGGCAGTATCAACGCCAAATTCCGTGAAATGAAATCTGCCGGGCAGATTATTGACGGCACTTGCTGGTATGACGACAGCGCCAACGATAAAGACACCCTCAAAGCGGGCAAGCTGTTTATCGATTACGACTACACGCCAGTGCCACCACTGGAAGACCTCACCTTACGCCAGCGCATCACCGATAAATATCTGGTGAACTTTGCCGCTGCCGTCAACAGCTAAGGAAGCCTGACTTATGGCACTGCCACGTAAGTTGAAATTGATGAATCTGTTTAACGATGGCCGCGATTACATGGGGATCGTGTCCTCAATTACGCTGCCAAAACTGACCCGCAAGCTGGAGAACTATCGGGGCGGCGGGATGAATGGTGTTGCGCCGATTGATTTGGGGATGGATGACGATGCGTTATCCATGGAGTGGTCGATGGGTGGCCTTGATGAGTTTGTGTTGCAGCAATGGGGCGCGCCCAAAGTTGATGCGGTTCCGCTGCGTTTTGCGGGCGCTTATCAGCGTGACGACACCGGCGAAGTGACAGCGGTAGAGGTTGAAGTCCGTGGTCGTCATAAAGAGATTGATGGCGGCGAATCCAAGCAAGGGGAAGACACCGAAACCAAAGTATCCACCCAGTGCACTTACTACAAGCTAACCATTGACGGCAAGGTGGTGATGGAGATTGACGTGGTTAACCTGATTGAAATCGTTAACGGCGTAGACCTGCTGGAAGCCCAACGCAAGGCCATTGGCCGCTAACCCTGACGGCCAGTGTTCACCCGCTGGCCCTCCCTAAATGAATTGGAAAAAAACATGAAAAAAGTAACTGCTAAAACTAAACCCGCCGCCGAGGTTAACGAGAATGTGGTGGTGCTGGATACCCCATTAAAGCGTGGAGATACCTTAATCACTGAGATTGAAGTCCGTCGCCCCAATGCCGGGACATTGCGCGGTGTTCGCCTGTTTGATGTGGCTCACTCTGAAGTTGATGCGCTGATTATCGTGTTGCCACGAATCACCACCCCCACACTGACCGCCGCAGAATGTGGCCGTTTAGAACTGCCGGACTTGGTGGCACTGGCGGGCAAGGTGATTGGTTTTTTGTCGCCGAAACAGGCGGAGTAAAACTCGACCCAAAATTGGAAGTTGACGACCTGATGGCGGATATTGCCGCCATTTTTCATTGGCCGCCGTCAGAGCTTTGGGCCTTGAGTCTCACCGAGCTGGTGCGCTGGCGTCATAAAGCCCTGCTAAGAAGTGGAGCCGTAAACCATGAGTAAGAGCTTACAGCTACAGGTATTGCTCAAAGCCGTAGACCAAGCCACCCGCCCATTTAAAACCATTCAAACCGCCAGTAAATCCCTCACTGGCGATATTCGCAACACGCAAAGCAGCATTAAATCGCTCGATGCGCAGGCGGCGAAGATTGACGGTTTCCGCAAGGCCAGCGGCCAACTGGCCGTCACCGGGCAGGCATTGAAAAAAGCCAAAGAAGATGCGGCGGCGTTGGCTATTGCCTTTAAAAATACCGAGAAACCCACCGCTCAACAAGCCCGACTGATGGAGGGAGCCAAGCGCGCGGCGGCTGAACTGCAAACCAAATATAACGGGCTGCGCCAGTCAGTGCAGCGCCAGCGCGACGCCCTCAATGCCGACGGTATCGCGACCAAAAACCTGAGCAGTGAACAGCGCCGGTTACGCAGTAGCGCCGCCGAGGCGACAGTGGCACTCAGTCGCCAGCGCCAAGAGTTGCAACGCCTGAGCCAGAAACAGGAACAACTCAACCGTATCAGTCAGCGTTATCAAAAAGGCAAGGCCGCCACCGCCACGGTGCGTAATGTGGGCGCGGCCAGTCTTGGCGTCGCAACGGCTGGACTGTATGGCGCGGCGAAACTGATTGCGCCGGGTATGGAATTTGACAGCCAGATGTCCGGTACGCAGGCGATTTTAGGGCTGGATAAAAACGACACCAAACTGGCGGCCATACGCCAACAGGCGCGGGATATCGGTGGTTCCACTGCATTTTCCCCGACGGATGTGGCACGAACCCAAGACACGCTGGCCCGTTCCGGCTATGACGCTGACGCCATTCTGGCGGCAACTGAACCGACAGTTAACCTGTCGCTGGCGTCTGGTGTCGATATCGCCGAGGCGGCCGATATTGTCACCAACATGCAGTCGGCGTTTAACCTGCCGTTAGACCAGATTAAGCGCGTATCGGATGTGATGGCGAAAGGCTTTACCAGCTCAAACACCAACCTGTTAGAGCTGGGCGAGGCCATGAAATATGTGGCCCCGATTGCCGAGGCCGCCGGAGCCAGCATTGAAGATACCACTGCGTTGCTCGGTGTGCTGGCCGATAACGGCATCAAAGGCAGTATGGCCGGAACCAGTACCAGTGCCGTGTTTAGTCGGTTGCAGGCACCCGTCGGTAAAGCGCCAGAAGCCTTGCGTGAGCTGGGAATAACGACACGCGACAACAAGGGCAATATGTTGCCGGTGGAGAAAATCCTCAAAGATATTGACCGTTCGTTTAAAAAGAACAAGCTCGGCACCGCGCAGCAAGCCGAATACCTAAAAGTGATATTCGGTGAGGAAGCCATGAAAGGCGCGGTGAAACTGGTGGCCGCCGCCGGTAACGGCAAGCTGGCGGAGAAACAAAGCAAGCTGAAAAATGCCGATGGTACCGCGCAATCTATCGCCACGGTCAGAATGGATAACCTCGACGGCGACCTGAAAAACCTGAGTTCGGCATGGGAAGACCTCGAAATTGAGGTGTTCGAGAAACAAGACTCTGCCCTGCGAAAACTGACCGTCACCACTACCGACTGGCTAGTTAAGGTGGCGGCATGGGCTAAGAAAAACCCTGAACTGGTCAGCACCATTACCACGGTCACTGGCGCAGCGTTGGCGCTGGTCGCTGGGCTGGGTGCGTTGGGGTTAATTGCATGGCCGGTGATGGCCGGATTTAACCTGTTGTTGGCGGGGGCTAGCCTGCTCAGTACCGGGTTTTCCCTGATGGCCGGAACTATTGCCACGGCACTCACTGCGCTGACATGGCCGATAGCCGCTGTGGTCGCGGCCATTGTGGCCGGTGGGCTGCTTATCCGTAAATATTGGGAGCCTATTAGCGCCTTTATTGCGGGCGTGGCCGAGGGGTTTACTGCTGCTATGGGGCCAATCAGTGCCGCCTTTGAACCACTTAAACCGGTGTTTAACTGGTTTAGCGACAAGGTGAAACAGTTGTCGAATTGGTTCGCAGACCTGATTAAACCGGTCAAAGCCACGCAGGAAACCTTGGACACGGCCACCAACGCGGGCAAGTTATTTGGCGAAGGGCTGGCGGCCGCGCTCAGTCTGCCGATGGATGCGCTAAACACCCTGCGCAGTGGCATTGACTGGGTACTGGAAAAGCTCGGCATTATTGATACCAAATCAGATGGACTGGCCGATAAAGTCCCGAAAGATAACCCTTACGCGGGCGGATACTCACCCAGTGGCGGCGTGTTGTACGGTGGTTATCAGCCGGTCACCGCCCATACCGGCACCACTATCGTTGATAGCAGTGTGACTACCAACGATATCAAGATAACCATCCCGCCGGGCATGAGCCGACAAGATGCCGAGCGAATGATGACCGATGCTCTGGCAAAGAACGAACGGGATAAGCGCGCCCGTCAGCGCGGCCAAATGGAGAATTAATCATGATGTTATCACTGGGTTTATTTGTCTTTATGCGCCAGACCACGCCATATCAAACCATGGGGCGCAATATTGATTATCGTTGGCCGACGAATAGCCGGGTTGGCTTGCGCCCGTCCGCACAATTTCTTGGCGTCGACAGTGAAAAAATCACCCTGTCCGGTGTATTACTGCCGGAGCTAACCGGTGGCCGTCTGTCCTTGTTGACCCTTGAGGCGATGGCTGACCAAGGCAAGGCTTGGCCGCTGGTTGAGGGCAGCGGCATGATTTACGGCATGTTTGTCATCGAGAGTCTGAGCCAGACCGGCGCGTTGTTTTTTGAAGACGGTAGCGCTCGGCGTATTGAGTTCACCCTCAATCTGTTGCGGGTGGATGAGTCGTTAACGGCCATGTTCGGCGACCTGCAACAACAAGCTGACGAGTTACTGGGTAAGGCGACGGAAATGACCGGCAAGGCGCAGGCGACTATCGGGGGATTCTTCTCATGATGACCAGCATATCCCTACCGGCTGGGGCAGATATGGCCCCGGACTTTATGCTGAATATTAATCAAAAAGATATCACGCAGAATATTCGTGACCGGCTGCTATCCCTGAGCCTGACCGATAACCGAGGTTTTGAGGCTGACCAGCTCGATGTGGAACTGGATGATGCCGACGGGCAGCTTGCCATGCCGGAACGGGGCGCGGTGCTGTCGGTGTTCTTGGGCTGGAAAGGCTCGGCCTTAATTGGTAAAGGCGATTTTACCGTGGATGAAGTCGAGCATCATGGCGCGCCGGATACGCTGATTATTCGCGCGCGCAGTGCTGATTTTCGCGGTTCGCTCAATACGCGCCGAGAAGTCTCTTATCATGAAACCACACTGGGGAAAGTGGTGGCGCAGGTGGCCGAACGTAATAACCTGAAAGCCATGCTGGCCGAGGGGCTGGCGGATATCGCTATTTCACACATCGACCAGACCCAAGAAACAGACGCCAAGTTTATCACCCGGTTAGCCTCGCTCAATGGCGCAGTGGCCGCCGTCAAAGCCGGACGACTGTTATTTATCAAGCCGGGCAGCGGTGTGACGGCCAGTGGTAAACCTATCCCGCAAATGACGATCACCCGGCAAGATGGCGACCAGCACAGCTTTAGTATTGCTGACCGGGGCGCGTATACCGGTGTGAGCGCCAGTTGGTTGCACACTAAAGACCCCAAACCGGCCAAGCCTAAAAAGGTTAAGTTGCAGCGTAAGCCCAAGTTTAAACAACTCCGCGCGCTGGAACACCCCAAAGCCAAACCGACCCGCACCAAAGCAGCGACAGTAAAAAAGCCAGTGGAGGAAAAGCAAGGGGATTATCTGGTGGGGTCTGAGGATAACGTTTTTACTATCACCACGGTTTACGCCACGCAAAAAGCCGCCATGCGCGCCGCCAAGGCGAAATGGGAGAAGTTACAGCGCGGTGTGGCTGAATTCAGTATCACCCTTGCTATGGGGCGCGCTGATTTATTCCCTGAAACACCGGTTGCGGTTAGCGGCTTTAAATCGGTGATAGACCAACAGAGCTGGATAATCAGCAAGGTATCTCACAGCCTTAGCAATAGCGGCTACACCACACAATTGTCACTCGAAGTGTTGTTGTCGGATGTGAGCTATGAGGCTGAATGAGGTTCACAATAAGTGATTTTATTGATATTAAATTCACATAAAGCTAATTTTTAATCGTTTGTAATGCTATCATATTTGCATAAGCAGATAGAGGAGGGGATACCAATATGATGCATTGCCCGCTTTGTAGAACCGCTGCACATGCTCGGTCTAGCCGTTACCTGAGTGAACAAACGAAAGAACGTTATCACCAGTGCACGAATATTAATTGTAGCTGTACTTTTGCCACGCACGAAACAGTAGACCGAATCATAGTAGCGCCGGGGGAAACAAAGCCAGCGCCACCACACCCAAGTAGAACTCTTCAAGGCGCACTTTGGTTGTAAAGCAGTAGCTAATTTGAGGCGGAACTCCCAATGTCGGGGATTTCGCCTGTTTCTAAAAATGCTTCAAATTGCAGTTCATCCAATATAACGACTCCCTGCATCCTTGCCGCCGTGACCTTTGTTGGCCCGGCATTGTATCCACAACAAAGAATTTGTAGGTTTCTGGTAACAGAACTTCTAACCATTAATCCATTAGCTAAAGCGCATTCTGTCAGCCTTTCTTTGTCATTCTTCTTGAACCCAGTAAAACAAATATCAAAAGTTTCTTTTTGGCGGGGCGATGATGGAGTAATTAGGTGTGTGTAATCGGATTTCGAATGGCTACCCAGTGCAGCTAAAGCGGCGGCAGCTGTATTGAACTGCTTGAGGATTCTATCTTTTCTGTAGGTTCTTAGTTGATGTGCTTTCGTGCAAATACCTTGGATATGATTTTCACTATAACTGACATTAATTGCGGTATGAGCGTTAATCTGTCCTTTGGCATTTATATAAATAAAATGTAGTTCTTCCAT